TAGACATTCTGCATACAGAGCAAGTGATACAGAAGAACGTGTAGGTTTTGCTATACATGTTACACTAGCAAGTATCAATAAAGCATTCCGTGATCAGAAAGCAGACCATGTTATATTCTGTTTAGAAGGACGTTCATGGCGTAAAGATTATTATGAGCCTTATAAGAAAAACAGATCAGTTGCTAGACAAGCATTAACTGAAAGTGAACAGAAGGAAGATGAAGCATTTTGGTCAGCGTTTGATGATATGAACTCATTTATCATAGACAAAACAAACTGTACTACTCTACAGCATCCTGAACTAGAAGCAGATGATTTGATTGCGGGTTGGATACAGAGTCATCCCGACGACGAGCATGTTATTGTATCTAGCGACACAGACTTTTATCAACTGTTAGCAGAAAATGTAAAACAGTACAATGGTATTTCAGATGAGCTACACACTATTGAAGGTATCTTTGATAAAAAAGGCGAGCGTGTCATAGATAAGAAAACTAAAGAGCCTAAAGTAATACCTGATCCAGAATACATTTTATTTAAGAAATGTATGCGTGGCGATCCTACAGATAATATTTTTAGTGCTTTCCCTGGTGTAAGAGAAAAAGGTACACGTAATAAAGTAGGCCTACTAGAAGCATTTGAAGACCGTAAAACAAAAGGATACTCATGGAACAACCTAATGCTACAACGTTGGGTAGATCATAATGAAGAAGAACATCGCGTGTTAGATGACTATGAACGTAATAGAGTTCTAGTAGACTTGACAGCACAACCAGATGATGTTAAAGTAAAAATTGCTGAAACAATAGCACAAGGACAACAGACAAAACAAAACCTACAGATAGGCACAAAGTTCCTAAAATTCTGTGGTAAATATGATTTGGTAAAACTAAGTGATAACGCAACAACGATGGCTGAATGGATGTCAGCAGGCTATCCGGAGAAAGAATATGGTTAAGACTAAAGAAGTAGATTTAAAACATATCAAAGTAACTATACATGCTAAACCTATTGTTAAAGACAAGTTTTGGGTTTTAACAGCAGATGATCAACGTGTAGGTGAAATTAATAAACAATCAGAAGGATATAAACTAAAGATTGGTGACAGTGTTTTTAACTATAAAAATATCAGCAGAATTAAAGCCAATGCTAATATTGAATTTGAAAAACAAATAACAGCTCGAGAACGAGAAGAGAATCAAGTTCATGAGTATCCTACAGATGCTAAACCATATAACGGTGTTTGGAGTTTACAACAAAAGGCACCTATCTTTACCAAAGAAGAAGATTCAAAATCCTGGTTTGCCGCTGGGTGGTATCTAGTAAAACAAAATAAGATATGGCGTCAAGACTTTTGTCCTAAACTAATTACCCTACAACGCTATGACTATCATGGTCCATACAAGAATCAAAAAGATTTATTAAAGGTAAAAGCATGATTTATATACAACGTTTCTTAGATAAACTTAAAAATTTACAAGGTCAGAATGCAAAAGACTTTACAATGAGTCTGCACGAAGCCAACAACTTACACGCAGATATCACTAAGTTACTGTTAGAACTTAAAACACACGCAAATAACAAATCTACAGATGACGTTATTAAAGTAGAATTAGATGGTGGTAACTTCTAAATCACTGTAAATTAAAGGCTTTTAAGTAAACTACTCAGTTAATTGGCATAAATAACTGTACTTAATATTATAGGTACGAGGAAGATGTCAAGACCTAAACCGACGGTGCTCGTCGAAATAACAAATAAAGAAACATACAAGACAGAACAAGTACTTGCGTCAGAAGGTATTTGGGCAGTATACTATCAGAATCGCCCAATTAATCTAAAAACAAGTAACTATCTTGTACAGTATCCAGGACCAAAATACAAAAAAGTTTCGTTTAGTAATCCTGGTCACGCCATCAACTTGGCTAAAAAACTAAACGAACAATTCAAAACCGATGAATTCTCAGTAGTACTTCTTAATAAAGGAGATACTATCTATCCTGAAGGTGCGAAAAAGTAGGCAGAGTCTAACACGGACTCTATGCGATCTCGCTAAAAAATATCCCGTTGACTATGACACTGCTACGAAGACATGGTGGTGGAACAAGTACAGCGGGAATAGCCTTCGCTTAACTGTAGACGGCTTTTTAACTCTAACAGATGATATAGGCTTAGAATACTATACTTGGCGTTTAGAAGAACCTCTAAGAGTAACTCCTCAGATATTACTCAAACTAGACCGTAAACTAGAAAATCCTTACTACGTTAGATTTGGCGGCAAGAAAGAAATGTTTATACATGCTCTAATCTTATTTGCTGAAAAAGAAGCAACCTATCTTAATCTAGTAGATGACTTATACAAGTTTTTAGATAGTTTATAACCAGTGTGCTAGTTTCAGTTTAACTAGTACTTGACAATACCAATACCCGATATCAAACTCAAACCAAC